TTTATTTGGTTACTTCTCGATATTTATACCAAACAAGTTCTCAATGGAAAACACACAATCGAAGAGGACGCCTAAGAATCCAATAAGGTTTCTGGTTCCTCTCAATGAAGAGCAGAAGGAAGCAAAGTCAGTTATACTCGAAAATAAAATAACTGTTCTAAAAGGTCAAGCTGGTTCTGGTAAATCCCTAGTTGCAGCGCAAGTTGCCCTAGATTTGCTGTTCAGGAGAGAAGTCGAAAAGATCATCCTCACAAGACCAGCGGTTACATCGGGAGAGGATATCGGTTATCTCCCAGGTTCTAAAGACGATAAGTTAGCGCCTTACACTGCAGCGATATACGACAACATGTATAGACTGTACGATAAGGAGAAGATAGATAAATGCGTTGCGGATGTAAGGATAGAGGTGATACCTCTCGCATTCATGAGAGGCAGAAACCTCAGCAACTGTTGCGTAGTAGTTGACGAAGGTCAGAATATCACTCACAGACAGATGGAGTTGCTATTAGGTCGTCTTTGTCAAGGTTCTAAAATGATCATCTGTGGCGATACAGCACAGATAGATCTTAAGGACAAAAAGTTAAGCGGTTTTAACTTTATATGCACTAATTTCAAAGAGGTTCCGGGTTTCGAAGTAGTTACGTTGAAGACAAATCATAGAGATCCTATAGTAGAACAAATATTAGAGATATATAAAGCGCACGACTAATGGCATCAACGGCAACAACACCTATTTGGGACGGAACAGCAGGACCAATATCGGGTTCTACATCTTTTCACTACTATGATAGTGATGCACAATTTCAGATAGATGGACCGAGAGTAGCAAACTATTGCGCTCGCAAACTGGGTTGGCCGATAATGGACGTCGAATTGCAGTCTGGATCTTTTTATACCTGCTTTGAAGAAGCCATATCGATATATGCGCAAGAACTTTATCACGCAAAGATAAAGGATAATTACTTGGCTTTAGAGGGATCTCCCACTTCCTCTCAGTTAAATAATCAAGTAGTGGTGCCGTCTTTGAATTCAATAATAACCGTAGCAGAAAACTATGGCACACCAATACAAGTAGGTGGATACATAAATCAATACAAAGCTCCATTATACTTAACAGAAAGTGTACAAACTTACGATCTTCAAGCATGGGCTATAGCTAATGGACACATAACTGCAAATGATCGTATAGTGGTAAATAGAATATATTATGAAGCGCAGCCTGCCATAAATCAATATTACGATCCTTATATAGGTGGATCTATTAACTATCAAGGCGCGACAGAAAACTTTGGTTGGGCTTCTTACTCTCCTGGTCTTAACTTTGTTCTTTTTCCAATCTATTGGGATATCGCAAGAATTCAAGAGATTGAGATGTCGAACAACGTTCGTAGATCAATGTACTCCTTCCAAATTACAAATAATAAACTTACGATATTTCCTTGGCCTGATAAAGACGGTATAGTGGTATGGGTTGATTACGCAAAGAAAAGCGAAGTTAGCAATACACTACTCAACTCCCCTTATTCAGGTAGCACTGGACTCGTAACAAACCCGTCTAATGTGCCTTACGGTTCAATAACTTACTCCTCGATAAATCAACCGGGAAGACAGTGGATATTTGAGTATACTCTTGCGCTCGCTTCCGAATTACTTGGATTGATTAGAGGCAAATATAACTCTATCCCTGCTCCCGGTGCCGAGGTTACACTAAATGGCGCTGATCTAATATCGAAAGGTAAGGATCAACAAAACTCATTAAGAGAAAAGTTGCGTCAAGATTTTGAAGACATGAGCAGAAAAGCTCAAATGGAAAGAAAACAATCCGAAAACCAGTCTATATCTAGTACTCTTAATAATGTTCCAATGTTTATTTACCTAGGATAATATGTCATTATTTGGATCAGCAAGAGATGTAGCAACATTCAAGATTTTTACAAGAGAGCTTGTAGAAGACATAATTTCTCAAGAAGTGGGATATTATAAGATAATGCTATCTGATACTCAAGTGAATGTTTACGGAGAGTCAATGAAAAAATATTTTATTGGACCCGTATTAATACCATGTTTGATAGAGCGTGGAGATTTTGCTACTAGAGAGTATGATATGACTATCGATAATACTAGAGCAGTAACATTCAGATTCTTCAAAGATCATCTTATAGAAGCAAACGTAGTTCCAGAAGTTGGAGACGTTGTGATGTATGATGAAGGCTATTACGAAGTGGACAACGTAAACGAAAATCAGTTGATTCTAGGAAAAGATCCAGACTATCAGTATTCCGACGGACCTCAAGATTTTGGTCAATCTTATTCTATCATATTGACCACGCATTACTCTAGTCCTGATAAATTAGGTATAACTAAGGAGAGATTATAATGGCAAACCAAATAGTAAGACCTCTTAATAGAAAGGAATTCATGAGTAAGCTTGTGGGTCCTGCCTATGATCCTAAAGAGGGAGAAGTACCGGTTCCTTTCTCTGAACCCGCAAAACTTGGACAACCTGAACAAAATAGGGCTTACGAAATAAGCGTAAAAGGTGACACAGAGAAGGACTTCTACATCGGTATAAAGGATATAGACGAAGCTGTATTTTACTACTTCAATAACGTTCTTAAGCTTTCGGTAATACAAAATAATACAAGAGTCAATTTACCAATACTGTATGGTACACCAGAAAACTGGAAAACCGTACAGAGAGACGGATACTATAGAGATGAGAACGGTAAATTGATGGCGCCTCTTTTAATGTTCAAAAGAAACTCAATAACTCAAAATAGAGACTTAGGATATAAACTAGACGGAAATCTTGTTCACAACCTTCAGACTTTTGAAACTCGATTCAATAAAAGAAATTTCTATAGCAATTTTAATGTATTAAACAGCCGTGCACCGGAAAAAAAGTACATAGTATCAGTCACACCGGACTACATTACTGTTCAATACGAGTGCATAGTTTGGACATATTTCATAGAACAGATGGATAAGCTCATAGAATCGCTGAACTTCGCGTCTAGGAGTTATTGGGGTGATCCCAATCGATTCCATTTTCTAACGACGATAGATTCATTTCAAGACTCTGTAACGTATCCCATAGGAGACAATAGAGCTGTCAAGACTAATTTTACCATGACGCTAAATGGATACTTGATACCGGACACTATAAACAAAAAGCTGGCAAACGCAAACGTATATTACGGTGTGGCCAAAGTAAAGTTTGGACTAGAAACTTCAACAAGCAGTGAAGAATTCTCTACTAAAGTATCAAATAAGGGATCTAAAAAATCCACAATAACTGCAATGGCTGATTCAGTAAATAACGTGAATTACAATACAATAAATAACTATAACGATTTTGATCCAGCTGTAATTAATTATCTAAATACAAGCAAATCAGTAACAGGTGCGTACTCAAGCTCTGATACCGTTACTTTTGCTAACGCTTGGTTAACGGCGCCTACAGGAATACCTGCTACGAGTGTAAATAATTTTACTTTCTTTATAAACGGGCAATTTGTTGAGCCCACAAGCATACTCAGTTTTACAGAAAGCGCAGGAATTTCTACGCTAGTTTTAAATACATCAACTCTAGGATTCTCTTTAGAGTCTAATGACGTAATACTTGCAATAGGTAAATTTGCATAAACATGGCGTTACTAAAACTTAAACAGCTCAGATCTAATCTCTCATACGATGAGACGAATAATACGCTTCATTTAAGCGGATCCACAGATCCCTCTTTTATTGTATCTGGATCTATATATGTTACTTCCTCTATGGTCACTGGATCAGTCACTATAGCTGGTGTAAATACTTTTGGAGATTCTGGCTCCTTCTATACTGTGGATTTGGGAGAATTCTGATATTTATTCTAGACTAGATAGTCATAATGGTTTTAATTGGGAGTAAATACTAAAAACCGCCATAGACAACATGTCTAATCAATACCTCAAATTGCGCAGGAGCTCTGTTCCTGGCAAGGTACCGACAACATCTTCTCTGGATTTCGGGGAAATAGCCCTGAATACCTACGACGGTGTCGCATTCATGAAGAAGTCGGGATCCAATGGAGAGGAAGTTATAATCATTGGATCTACTAGCGGTTCATTTCAAGGTTCTTTTACGGGTTCCCTTTTAGGAACAGCTTCTTACGCCTTGAATTCTTTAAGCGCTTCTTATGCGCCTCCCACTTTTATAGATAATTTCGTAACTGTAGGTCTTCCTGGTAGTGACGTAAATTTCAATTCGATAAAACAGGCTGTAGATAGCATCACAGATGCCGCGGCTGATAATACATACACTGTTAAGGTTTATCCCGGTGTTTACATAGAGGATACCATAACAATGAAGTCCTACATTGCTGTAAAGGGCGAGAGTTCGACTTCCACAAT